ATAGACGATCGTGGTTGGTGCCGTGAAGTAGGTTACAGCGTGCCCAGCCGACAAAGTAAGCCGATGCTCAAGTCCTTCTACCGTCAAGTTTTGAGCGAATTGGGTTGGGCCTTCCGAAGTAGTAATTGACTTCTCAATGTTGATTACGCTTCCTACATCAAGAAGGGCAAGTATGTCTTGATCGAGGGCTGCTGTGCCGGGAAACTCGGTGCCGAGCGAGTTGAAGCGTGCTTCGGGGTTGGCGTTAAGAAGGTACTCGGCGAGCGTGAGAGCTGCTGCGTCGTTATGCACAAGCGAGTCCGTAATGGATTTTGTTTGAATCAAATACGCGGCTTGAGAAGCGAGGTCTTCTGCGACTTCTGGCGACGATGCTCCAGCGTGCTGAACAGATGCACGATTGACCACTGTGTCCGCTTGGAAGGCAATATCGATTGCCGAGTAGCTGATCTTGGTTGGTGGGTTGGTGTCGTGGAACTCTGCGACAGGCACTCCTAGGACTTGACCGATGCGCTTCTGGAAGGTGATAGTGCCTTCACGATCCACGAAGATTCTGCCTTGCTCGGCTTCCATGATCTTGTTGGCGTAGCCTGCAACCGAAGTACCGTTTGCGACCGTCCAAGCGGCTGCACCGCCAAGGGTCGCCACACCTGTCTCAATGCTCCGTGAGCCCTGATAATCCACTTCTGGTAGATCCAGCAGGTCATCAAAACGATCGCTTGAGAGCTGCTCTGTGACATTCCATTCAGCCAAGAAAGTCTGCCCAAGTTGATAAGAAAAGTCGGCACAAGTGACGCTCACTGTGTCAAGACCGCCAAGGGTAAAGGTGTAATCGAAGTTTACGATGTAGCCGACCCACAAATACTCTTTGACGCCGAGCGAGTCATATCGAGAGAAGCGGACTTTGCGAAGTGGTGCAAGCCCGGGGAGAGAGTTGTTCGGATCGTAGTAAGGGGATGTCGTGTCGAAAGGGTTGAACACTCCGTCGGCGTAAGTGTCGTTGAGTGTGAAGTTCATCGTGCCATAAGGGAATTGGTCGCCAGTGTTAGCGCGTCCGCGTTTCGCTGTAAGACCGATAGTTCCGTCCATGACCGACGCATATTGATCGGTGCCGTCTAAGACATAATCGGTGGAGTCAAGGGTGCCTTTAGGGTCGTCGTCCAATGTGAAGGCGTTCCAGTTGTACCCTGTATCAATCTCAAGGTCGTAGTTACCTGATCCGACTACTGCTACGCCTGCCATTACGCGACCGCAATATTGGCTGGGCCGTTCTGCCTGTTGAATGCTCTAATCGCGTTTACGACAGCTGTGCCGATCTCTGCACTCGAGCCGAGACCGCCGTTGATGTTGATCGTGTAGTTGCCCATTCCACCACCGCGTCCAGATAGTGGGATGACAGCTTCAGGGCCACGCTCACCGATCATTGCAAGCGTTGGCCCTGTCACGATTCCGCCGTCCGCGAGCATAGGGATCTCGGGGACTTCAAAGCCTTTACCACCGATTACTGGCACCCACGAAGGAATATTGAAAGCAAGTTTGCCGACCGTGCCGTTCCAGAGTTTTGCAATGCCGTTGAAGAGCGTCTTAAATGCGGTGTAGAGCCCTGTGAAGTAGGTGGTCAGTCCGTCAAATACTAATTTGCCACCTTTGACAAGTGCCTCAAACACAATGTCTACAACTTTTCTAAAGCCCTCAAACTTGTCATAAGCAATTTTGAGCGCGGCAACTAGCAAGCCAACTCCGATTGCAATAAGCGCGAATGGGTTGAGAGCCATAGCGATATTGGTGAGGACTATTGCTGCTGCTATTCCTGCGATCGCGGCGGCAATAATTGTGAAGGTTTCAGGGTTCTTTTGTGCCCAGTCTGCGAATGCTTGTAGATATGGCAGGACTGCTTCGATGACTGGCAAGAGTGCTGCACCGATTGATTCTTGGGTTTCTCCAATTGAGTTTTTAAGAATAGCCATTTGACCTGCGGCGGTTTCTGCGTTTTTGCTTACTGCTCCGCCAAAGGTTTCTCCCATGACTGCCATGATTTCGTCTAAAGATTTTCCGTCATCAACCATTGTTTTGATCTCTGGAGAAAGAGTTTTAAGTGCCTTGAAGTTGCCTTCGTAAGCCTTGGCAAGAGCCTCTGCGACCGTTGCCGAATCGGTATGAAGACCGACCGCCGTGTCCATGATGAGGTTCATGTCATCCATAGACTTTCCTGCGTCTTTGCTTTGGATCGTCAGAATCTCAAGGGCTTTGCGATAGTCGGTGTCTGCGATACCAGACGCTCGACTCATTACAGAGATTTCATCTTCAATTGATTTAACAAGTTCGTCTGATGCACCCGATGTATTTTTGAGGATTAATGCGAGATCTGATTGTTCTTTTTGGTCGTCTATTGCTGCCGCAGTTGCTAGACCTAGAGCTGCTCCAATTCCTGCTATAGCTGCTGCTGCTGGTTTTGCTGCTTTCTTGATTGCAAACGACGCCTTAGCAGAAGCGCCCTCAAGCGACTGGAACTCTTTGATCGCTTTTTGAGTGCCTTTGGTATCAAACTCGGAGATTATGGGAATGTTAATTGAAGCCATTACAAGACCACATTTCGATCAACTTTGTCCATGACAGTCTCAACGATTCGCCGCATCTCTGACTCAACTGTGCCTTGGTTCTTTTCCATTGATCTCCACATTACTCTTGATCGCATGCCGTAGCGCGCCGAGAGTGCACGACCTAGGCGTCCGTTTGCTGCCATGTCAAAGAGTGCTCCAGTAGAGCCCGAATAAACAATGTTAAAGACTCCGACATTGCGGATCTGTCCACGGAACTCCGAGACCTTTTTAGTGTTTATCTTGGCGGAGATCTTTTGCTTGCGTCCAGCATCCCAAGGAAGCATCTTGAAGCCCGAAGGCGTAGTCCATTTACGAGCCATACCAGACAGAGGCACCGTGTTCGGAATCAGCCCAAGCGCGTCATTGATGACAGGTTTTGCAACATTGCGGAAGTCCTTTGCAATTTCGTTACGAAGCCCCGGCTCAACGGAGTTCAGCTGCTTGATCGCATCCTTTAGACCGTAGACTTCGATCTTCGTGTTGAGTCCGTCAGCCATGTCACCTTTTCTTGTTTTGTTTTTCTAGCACTGCGACAATGGTACTTAGGTCTCGCGTGTCGAAGGTGTCAGCGTAGAAAGTGGGAGCCCACCCAGTCGCGACTACAAGTTCGGCGAGTTGTCGCCTGTAGCCGCGTCCGTAGGGTTTGGGTCTGTTGAGTCCTCTACGCCGATCTCAACATCTGGATTCTGTTTCAACCATTCGCGCCAAGTAGCAGGAAGAGTTTCGCCTTTAATGCCGAGCATGATGTACGCCCAGCAAGCCATATCCGATGCACCAATTCCGCGTCCGTCGGATACTCGACGATTCTCTAGGCGTTCCCATTCGGCGATCGCAAAGAGATTTGTAATAAGTAACTCTTTTTTGTCTCCGCGTGTAAGCGTAAGTTTGATCTTCATTGTCTTTCCTTTCGTCGGGCCAAGGAAGGCCGTTATTTAGACTGTGACATCAGCCGAGTAGACGCCACCCATGAAGGTAATGTCGATCGACTGTAGTTCTCCGAGTGATGCGGAGATCACTGGCAAAGACTCAAGATAGGTGCCTGTCAGAGTGAAGCCAGGATTCGTGCTGGAGTCTGCTGCGTCCGAAGGATTTACGACAATATTTAATTTGGTGCCAACAAGCGGTGCAAGTGTTGCGTAAGTAGCTGAAGCGGCATAGCTAAGAAATAGTGTCAAGGTGCACTCATTGTCCTCGAGACCAGCTGTGAAAGTGTTTGCCGTGTTGCCAAAAACCGTGTCATTTAGAGCCGTGACAGTTCTGGTGACGGTGGCGGATGTGCACCAGCCCGTGAGGTTTGTTGCCCCGACTAGGACTTTTGGATTTGAGAGAATAGTACTTGTTGCAGCCATGATGATTACTCCTTGGAAGTGTTGGTTTTAGTTTGACACATAATGAGACCGAGAGTGTGGATTAGGCAGTCTGCACGACAGTTGAGACCGACAGCTCATAAGCAGGGAGCACCGAGCCGCCGATATCTAGGTTGGTTGGGCGTCCAGATACGACCCCAATGTTTAGAGCGTAGATCTGGGCAAGGATATTGAGCAGGCTCTTTTGGGCGTCAAGGTTGCCCGGGCCTAGCGTGATGATCTGCAAGGTGAAGTTGAGTTTTGCGACATTGTAGTTGTAGCCGTCTATTGAGTCGATATTGACAAAGACCGAAGGCGGACTGATATTGCGCGGATCGTTATTGACCTGTAGACCGCTCACCGTTGAAAGCTTTGCAACTAGATCGTCGTAGCCTTCGTTGAATAGATCCGTGTAGTTAGGTACAGGCATCAGGCGACCTGTGGGCGATCAATCCCGAGCAACTGGCGGATCATTCCGTTTAGACCCATAACTGGAGTTACGCCCATATTTTGGAATGAAGCGAATTGATCTACCGATCCGCGTTGGCGATACAGCGCGCCACCGTACATCTGCGTCCCAAGGAAGACATCTTGTGAAGGGACGGTCGTAAGCGAGTCCACATAGCCTGCTTCCATTCGGCGACGCCAGCAGAATTGTGAGGCAGCTGCGGCGCACACTGTTAGAAAGGCGGCGTCGGCTGCGGTTGCTGTACCAATGCCGATCCAGTCTTCAAGGTTTGCTGCCGTAACCCAAGTGCAAGTTTGCGTAATAGTTAGCGTGCCAGAAGCGGCAGTGCGCGCGACATCATCGGCGGTCTTTGCAACGAGCACCTGATTGGCGATTGGGTAATTGACATCGTAAAGAAGATCGCCTTCGGTATCTATGCCGACATAAAGATATTGAGGTAATGCGCGGACTGTGTAAGTTCCGTTAAAGGTCGCATCTACCCCGGCAAGGACGACACTTGCGCCGAGTTCAATTTCTGCATCGGTAAGAAGTTGAACTACGGCGTAGTTGTCTATGAGGTATTTCTGCGTAATGCTGTATACAGCCATGAGCGGTAGCCCCGCTCTCGACTAAGCCTGTGTGATCTTGCGGATCATTCCACCGATTGCAGCGAAGGTTGAGACATAGCCGTGGAAACTCATGGTCTTACCCAAAGTTGCAGGAGTGTCTACGCTAAGGAGGCCCTGAATGCTTTCGTAGAATTCGTAAGCATCGCCTTGTCCTTGACCTACTCGAGTGATGATCATCGTCTTGTCGGCAAAGTTGCTATCAACTACCAACTGCAAGCCGAGTGGCGTGCCGTTCCATGATGTTGCACTTCCACCGCCAAGTGCGTTTTGGCCTGTAAGACCTGCACCGATGAATGGGAAGATTGGTCGGTTGGTTGTGTCTACAAGCTGACCAAGTTGTGACCAAACATCTACGGAGACGAACATGTGTGTCGGCATCCAGTTTCGGTTGGTTGAGATGTCTTTTGCCGAGTCATAGATTGACTTGAGCAAGTCGGCAACTGTTCCGTCCCAAACGCCTGATGAGTTTGCTGCGGTGAGCAAGTTGTCTGCAGCTAAGTTGTCGGATGCGATCATGTATTCGCCCATTAGGTCATTCAAGATGAGTGACATGGCTTCTGGGCTAGTGAACGAAATGTCTTGAGCGCTCAAACTTACTTGTCCAGCGAGTGTGCTTTTTGTGACCGAGTTTGCGGCAATGACCATTGTGGTCGCTGACACTGCAGAAAGTTCGGTTGATTGTGCAGCGACGCTTGTGTGTGTCGTGATTGTTGGACGAGTGAAAGTCTTTGAGCGTCCGTTGTCAGGATAAGCGCGAGCGCCTACAGCCTCGACTACAGGACGAAGGAAATTTAGGTCCTGTACAAGCGGTCCCAAAACGGGCACTGGGAGCAAGCCGGGTGTGTCAGAAGTTAAGACATCGCCTGCAGCTGCTT